GTGGGAGGACTGATCGGTATTTCATTAGTGCTGAAAACTAAGGGAGGAATAAATATTCCATCTAGAGATTCGACAGATCCTATGAATGAAATTACCGAGAACGGAATATATACTATAATTCCAGCCAACGATGCTTATGGAACACTGATTGTATTCCAGTCATTTGGTGGAGCTGGTGGTATTGTTCAGTTTTATGCTCATCCCTTCGGCAATGGAATCTATCGATTTAGAATTAAAACCTCAAACAATAAAAACGAATGGTCTGAGTGGAAAAACTTTTAGGTTGTTTTTCTTTCCCAATTAGTCCATTCTCCATTAGGAAGATTTTTCATTCGGGTATAAATGTTACCTGCATAATCAAAAGCGAACTGCCTTTCTGTTTCAATATTATAGAATCTAATAGCTAGTCCTGCAATATAATTAGCAGTAGGTGTTATGCTCTGTAAATAGCTGGAAACAAACATAACAAGTCTATTGGATGTTGATGTTAAACCTTCATCTAATGTTTCCTTGCGTGTAACATAAGAGTATCGTACGCATGATAATAGTCCTCCCACAACTGATGCGAGGTCTTCTTTGCTGATTAAAATTGGGTTGCCGGAAGCATCTAATGCACGTACCCATTTTGCGTCACTTTTCTGTGGTAACTGGTTTTCGAATTGATCTGCCATAATTGTAATTTTTTTAAATGGTTATTAAATGATATTTTATAATTCCTGCATAGCTTCTACCATCTGTGGCGAACAGTGTCCAGATACAAAACTCTGTAAATATGTGAACTCATCATCTGAAAGTTCTATATCTCCATCAGAATGGTAAATACGAAGGGCTAAATCCATCCCTCGTATATCACCATACCGATATATCAGATTGGCCAAGTCAAGCCGAACATCCTGTTCCAGCTTTTGAGTATGGTCGATACCAGACCAGAATCGCATTTTTTTAAAGTTTACTTTCTTCATATAGCTGATATTAAAAATTATGATTAACCACAGGTATATTGAACCCAATATCCCTGATCATCCCGTACAAAAAATCTGGATACATCATCATTTATAACCAGAGAGCTTGCACCTCCGGAATTATTGGGATTGCGGAATGAACCGGATAAGGTTATAGCACCACTGCCTGAAACTCTTTTCATATAAAGAATTTTCCCAGCAGGTGAAGCAGATGTACTCGGCATGGTGACTGTGATATTCCCAGAGTTACCAAAAATGAGAAAGTCATCGTTCGCATTGATGGTTGCAGATGATGTTATTCGTCGTGTGTTGACAACAACACCATTAATTCTGGTTTTTTCCGTACTTCTAGCCAAAAGCGAGACATTTCCATACGCCTGAATAGCCTGCCCATATCCGGATGCATTACAGAGTGCCTTGATCGCAATAGAATCAGATGAACCGTAAGTTTCAGCACTGATACAGATTCCACTATCGTGTCGTACCTGAAGCATTGCACTTGTCCCCCAGTTAACTGAAAATAATTTGGTTGAACTGTTGTTATAGTTACCAATGCTGAGAGACACATCTGCAGCCAGATTACTCAGACTCTTTGCACCGATTGAGAATCCTCCGATAGTTCCGGAGTCTGCGGATATATTACCTATAAATTTACCTGTAATCTCGGCATTGACACAATGGAAATACCCGGTATTCCCATTCAGGATCATGTTTGCAACTCCATTTGTTGACTGTTGTGATTTCATCACACCACCACTAAACATAAACCCTGCGACATTGGCTCCGTCAGAAAACAATGTATCGGTGGCAATATTCACCAGCTTGTTCATTGCTTCCCAGTTATCATCGCCGTTAGCTGATGTCGGCGCATCCGTAACCGTCGAGCCTTGAGTACGAACAAGGAAGTTATAATAAACCCCGTTAAAAGGATGTATTACCTTGTCACGATAGTCTGCACTCCACTCGTATGATTCTCCCGAACGCCATGGGCCACGATCACGTGGGAAAGCTCCCGTAGCCCCGGTAGCACCAGCTTCCGCTACTCCGATTCCTATTTCTGCCACATAATTGTCTGACCAGGCATTAGCTTCCGAGGATGACCAATAAGCACGGACTGCAAACTGTGTGCAGCCGGAAGCCGCCGGAACAGAGATGGAAGCCGACTGCACCGGACCGGCATGAGAGCGCCAGGAACCGTCATATTTTCTTGCAACCAACCACAGTTCGGCACACTTACCAACAACTCCGTTACGGTTTTTCTTGCAACTGACGGTAAAAGCTGACGGAGACATACTGCCAGTCGATGTATAAGCTATTGAACTGCATGAGCTATCCAACCAGTATAATGTCGGTGGCTCAATATTAGTGAGACGCTGCCAGTCGGGATGCAGTGAGTTTGTTGATGGAGTTCCAGCCAAAAGATATCCCTGTGGTGTACGGACATAATTACCATTATTGTATTTAGCAATGGCATACGGTGGTGCACTGGTATCACGCAGTGCTACAAAAGCATTCTCAGCAAATTCTACCGCTGAGTTTTTCTTGTAAGGAACATTGCCTGAAATCCATGCTCCGCATGGGATAAAGCTGGCACCGGGAGTACCATTCTGTCCGGGTGTACCTTGAGGACCTTGGGGACCTTGAGGCCCCTGCGGACCTGTTGCACCGGTATTCCCCTTATCTCCCTTGTCACCTTTGGAACCGCTCACACATACTGCGTTTGTTGTGGTTTTGGAGTTATCCGTATAAGTGATAACGGAACGTGTCCACATGTATTTCCCATTTTGCCATGCCGGAACTGTTGTTGACCAGCTTCCTCCTGTTGTCGAGGACGAAGAAGCAGACAGATAATATTCTTCAACAATCGATTTCACTCCTTTGCCTGCCGCACCTGTATTGCCGGTTGCTCCTGTATTACCCTTCGCTCCGGTTATACATACGGGAGCTGTTTCCTTTGTCGTTTCATCCGTATATGTGACTTTTGTCTTCGACCACATGTATTTGCCGTTAACCCATTCCGGGGAAGTTGTCTGCCAGCTACCACCTGACAATGAAGTTGCTGATGTGGACATATAATACAGAACATCTACTGATTTAACGCCTACACCGGCAGATCCGGTATCTCCTTTGTCACCTTTATCTCCCTTAACCTTAGTCCATGTGTAAGAAGAAACACTGCTGCTATCAGCCTGTGTAAAATCTACATACTGCCCGATATAAGCACCGGGAGTTTCTCCGTTGTTGGCTGTAAAGCTCTTGCCGCCATCATCGGAATATTTAATGTGCAGATAAGAAGTTTTACCATTGGCTCCCGCAGGTCCTTGAATACCCTGATCACCCTTAGGCCCTTGTGCACCCTGAAATCTTGCCCATTTGTAGGAAGTGTAAGATGTAGGTGCTGTGGAACTTTGTGTTACAGCCGTACCTATATAGGTGTTCGGAGTATCACTCATCGGATTACCATTTGAGTTTGCCGAATACTTTACATGGAAATATGATGATGTACCGGGAATGCCTTGAGAGCCGGTAGGCCCCGTATCACCTTTATCCCCTTTGGCGCCCTGAGGTCCCGTGTCTCCTTTATCACCCTTGTCTCCCTTGTCACCCTTGATTCTACTCCAGGAATACTTCTTGTAATCGTTACTATCTGCCTGTGTAAAATCTGTATATTGGCCGATATAGAGTTTATTGGTTGAATCGCTGGTACTGAAGCCCGAAGAACCATCTGCAGAGTTGGCATAAGCGATGTGCAAATAAGATGTCTGGCCATTCGTCCCGTTTGTTCCCGGAATACCCTGGTCACCTTTTGCACCCTGTGCACCTTTTGTTTTCATCCATTTATATGCAGAAACACTGCCACTGTCGGATTGCGTAAAATCGACATATGTACCCATCCAGTCTCCTACATCCTCGCCATTATTACCAGTAAAGGTCTTACCCCCGTCATTAGAATATTTAATATGGAAATAAGAGGTCTTACCAGCTGCTCCTGTAGCCCCGGTTTCACCTTTTGGCCCCGGGATACCCTGCTCGCCCTTTTCACCCTGAAGCCCTTGAAGACCACGCGGTCCCTGTTCACCCTGAATCTTGCTCCATGTATATTTCTTGGGATCTGAGCTATCAGCCTGTGTGAAGTCTACATACTGTCCGATATAGGCACCCGGCAATTCTCCATTGTTGCCGGTAAATGTTGAACCTCCATCATCAGAGTATTTAATGTGCAGATAAGAGGTTTGACCGTTAGCGCCATTTGTACCCGGTATGCCCTGATCACCTTTGGCCCCTTGCAATCCTTTAAAGCGTGCCCATGTATAAGCAGCCGGATCGGTACTGTCATCCTCTGAGAAATCAACATACGTGCCGATATAGTCATTAGGTGTATCGGATATATCAGTCGGCTTGACAGGATTCTGTAAGTGCGAGTACTTTATGTGAAAATAGGAACTACGACCATCTGCTCCAGCAGGGCCTTGTATACCTTGTTCTCCTTTCGGTCCCTGAAGTCCCTGTAAGCCACGCTGACCTTCTGCAACCTGCTTCAGCCAATCCGGATTATTATCAGCAGGTTCTGACTCTGTACCTTCCGGGTTGATGCATAGCCATAATGAACCATTATGGGATACTCTATCAAAATAAGCATGTGGCCCAGCCTCCCATGCCCCTTTATCAAGAGGAACCCGAATCGGCTGACCGGTAATGGTATCCGTCTGGAATATAAGACCGGTCATCAGGATATTTTGTAGTACAGCCGAATAGTTGTCACAGTCAAACCCCTGTACTTTCATTCCTTTCTTTTTCCCCAGCCAGCTTTTCATCTGTGCCGGTTCCGGGTCCCAGGTATTGGCGTTATCAAAGAAAGTAATACAATTGTTCCCGTTCAGAGTATCAAACAGAATGTATGTTTGACGGTCTAGGTCTGTAAAGTTCCCCGTTTGTGCCAGTATCATTTCCTCACCCGGTTCGTAGTTGTTCCCGGGACGATTTACCATTTTGAATGTTTTTGCATCATAGTCGGCTTCTGTCACGCGAAACTGCATTTGCGCAAAACCAGTAAGTTTTCCTTCTTCATTTTTTGTTGTAAAGAAAGCAGACAGAATGTCATCAACAAACTGGCTCAGTCCGTCCGCTTCTGTCAAGTCTGGTATAACCGTAAAACTTCCATCATCATTCTTTATATATGACTTTACTTTGCAACCGCCCCCGGGAGATATAACAGCACGTCCTTTGAAATATGTAATGCGATTATAAGCTATTTCCGGAACAAATAATCGTTTACGAAAATAGCCTGATTCCATTTCCATATTCCCTTCATCGTCTATCATACCACCAGAAACACCTGTAATGAAATTACCGAATTTTGCTATTTTACTAACCAAGATTCCACCAAGCAATGAAAGAAGGTAATTCGTTTCATCTTGCTGATCTTTCCGAAGAAACATTTTCAATGATCTGAGAGCAGAAAACACATTACTATCTGAAGGGGGAGTTGAATCATTTACTTTGATAACATATACGCTACCACTTCCGTTTCCTGTATATACCTGTCCCTTATAGGTCAGTGCATCAACTTTATCTTCAATTTCTCCAATACGAGAATAAGGCATACTCTCACCTATCGTATAAACAGGCGAATCCCAAGGAACATCAAGACTCATTTCCCATCCCAAGACACGTGAGATACGTCCGTTCTCAAAATAGGTATCATCTACGAGATTTATTCTTTGCCCGAACTCGAATGTGCGTGAAATCAAATCTTCATGCACCCAATCACTTCTTAATGTTACCGGATAGGTACCGTCATCCTTCTTTACCTTCTCAGCATATTTCTGTGCTTTATCTTTCAGCTCTTGCTCAGCCTCCGGGATATACTGATCTGATACAAGCTGGATGTTAAATCCAGAAAGGATATACTTGTCACCGTTTGCAGGATACATCATATCATCTGGCAAAGGGCGGCCGTAGTTCTCATTTCTTACTATCTCCCAAAGTTGTTCGCCCCTACTCTCATCTTTGGGATCAGGATTGAAAATTACACCGAACGCCATGCCGTTCAGTTTACCAGATTGGAAGGTGATCTGAAGCTCCTGTCCTTCGATAATATACTCTTCCTTGAATGTAAGTCCACTATCTTTGTAACGATAATAGGTGACGGTTTCCTTGGTGCCATCCTCACTCTCTACTTTCTCAGTACGGGTGTGTACATCGGAAAGGGTACCAACCTGGCGAGGATAGACATCGTCGAAAACCACCACATCTTCGATGGCTTCTTCCTGCGACATTCCTTCATATGCGTCAATATAGGGAGTATCGGCCGGAAGCATAAGCCGTTTCTGGACTACACCGTTCACAACGGCCTGCTCGTCGGTCGGACGGTAGTTCGTGGGGATATTCTTTGTTGAACCAAACGCATAGATGCGGGTGGCATAAGTGCCCTGACTTTCGCTGCGGGTGATGCTCGACGCTTCGACACCACGCTCGATTTTAACGGCATCTCCGAACTCATTTCGCCCAAAATGAATCACGTTGTCCGTTATCCAGCAATCGCAGTTCCACTTATCCTCACCCGCCATAGAGAACAGGGCATCCAACAGGTTTATGTTGTCGTAGGTCATTGCTACAGCCTTGTTCTCTACGGTATCGTCTATGCTGAATGTGAAGTCTGAACCTCGGTAAGTGTACCCCAATGATTTCAGATTACGGAGAAACACACCCAACTGCACGTCAAGGGATGCAGTTAGCGACCATGACGCTTCGCTACCTGCCTGTTCAGGTGTGTATTTGAATATCTTGTTCTTCCACTTCCAGTAGTAGGCATCCAGCCTTAATTCGTAGTCATATCCTCCGGTTGAGGTGTTGTAGGTGGGCTTCTGAAGGTCAACAATCTCATAGATTTTTGCCAGCTTGCCACCCAGAGAGTCGTCCAATGCTCCGGCCAAATCCACGTAGTCGCCCAGTTTGAACGGGATGGGAGAGGGCGCCGAGAAGGGAAGGATTATATAATCCTCTTTCATCAGTGTAAACTTTCCCTTTGCCCCTTTATTAATGGGGGTAGAAAACCTTGTCTTTCCAGATATGTCCTTAATTTCAATCATATCCCCAAAGTTCATAAATAGAAAATGGAAGCCCTAAAAATCAAGACTTCCATTCGAAACAATAAAAGAAATGTTCGTTATTCGCTTCTATCCATCGGGTTTGGTTCGCAAAATTTCCCTGAAACCTTGCCAAAACAACGATCAGGACTTAGTCCATAGGACAGACTTTTCCCTAGGTAAACCAGCTTGTAAACTTCATTTCCGAGAGTCGGGACTTTGATGTTTACTGCACCTTTTTCCAGTTCGGCCTGAAAAGATTTCTTCTTTGTCCGATAGTCGTTCTCCGAATTTCCTTCGATGGTAAACTGTAGTGTAATTTCTCGCGAGTCCACTTTTGCGTTGTCGGTTATCACACGTTTTCCATGTTCCAACCGGCTCCCATTCTCGATGTAGTCCTTCATCTCGTTGAATCCGTCGATAGTATCGAGGAAACCGTCCCCCATACGGACACCCCATGTAGCCCATGCATCCTTCCCGTTGATAAATAAATCTCCTGTCATAGTCTTGATGTATTACGTTTTACTTCTGAAATATCTGCCTTAATATCTTTCAAGTATTTGGCTGAGTCTTCAGTATTCTCTCTGATTTGCTGTAACTCCAAATAGGAATTGGCCAGGATGGTACGTGTCTCGTCGGCGATGTTGTACAATCCAGTTACTTGTGCTGTCAAGGCACTGATGGAACCTCGTAGTTCCGTGATGGCTACTGTCTGTTGCTGCTCTGCCGTCTCTATCCTAAGATTAGACTCATACACGGCAGTGAACCGCCCGCTCAGTTCTCCGGCATCCTCGTGCGTCATTTCTGTACCGAATCCACGGCTGGAAGCCGACTGCTGGGAACTACTACCTGTCTTGTCGTATCCGGTAGCTGCGGCAAGTTCATCCCGTAGTTTCAATGCCTCATTCACGTACTCCATATATTCGTTTTGGAGTGAATTGCGTTCACTCTCGCTCAGATTTCCGTCCTTCATACTTTCACCGAATCTGTTCCACCAGTCTTCAAGCTTCTGGCTGTACATGTTACCGATTTTATCTGAAAGCATGGCACTCATAAAGTATTCGGATAGGTTATCCGCAAAATCTTCCGCCGAGGCATCCATATCCATGAGAGTATCAATAAAACTATCATACATGGAATCAAAACTTATTCCGGTAAGCTGTTCGAAAAGACCCTCTTTCAGTTCTTCGAGGTTTCCGGCCAAATCTGCATATTCACCTAGTGCATCAACGACAGCATTTCCATAGCCTCCTTTCCCTGAATCGGCCATTTTCTGCCACAAGTCTACATTCTGACGTAATAAATCCATCTGCTCCGGAGACATCTGCCACAAGGAATCTGTACCTGTGAACTCTGCCATGACATTTTCCCGAATCCATTGTATGTCACTTTCCGACCAGCCCATGTAATAGGCCCAGCTATGATGCTTACTGTGATAGCCAGCATTGGCCTGCGCTTTTGAAAGGACATTCTTGTTGTATTCCTCCTGATACTTGATGGCTTTATTGTACTCTGCTACGGATTTCTCGCTTCCCTTGCTGGACTTCATTTCTTCTGTAAGTGATTCGATGGCAGACTGCAACTTTTCGTTTCTGTCCGTGAGTCTGTTGATTGTATCCTGAACCTCTTTTTCGTTTCCTCCAATACCGAAGAGTTTGCTGAATCCTCCGAAAGTCAGGGTATCCCATATTCCACCTACAGACTTAAAGACACTACTGAATATGTTACCTATGAAACCATCCAGCCCCTGCGTCCCGATGGCATCTAAAAGAGAAAATGCAGCTCCAATTATACCTCCAAGTTTCTCGCTCTCTTCTGCAAATATGTCTACTATATTTCCGGCCAAATCACCGACCTGAGAGAGGGAAATTTCAGAGTTTGAACCAAGCTGGGTAATGACGTTTGACAATGTGAGAAGGTTGCTTGTCGTTTTATCTGTCGACTTTTGTACATTGACCTGAGCGTTCTGCTGTCTTTTCTTGGCATCATTCAGTTTCTTCGTGGCCGCTTCCTTCTGTGCATCTGTTCCGCTTCTCATGGCTTCGTTGTATTCCTCCTGAGCTTGTGACAGTTCTTCCTGTGCCTTGGCCAATTCGCTTAACTGTTCGGGTAGGTCGGCCAACAATCCTCCTTTGTCGATAAGAGTTGACTGGATGTTGCTCAACGCCTCGTCAATGACCTTCTTCTGGTCAACAGCCATATTCTTGTATTCTTCGGAGTTCTTGAAATCCCTAAGCTGCTGCTTTACATTGTTCAAGGATTCTTTGGATACCTTGTCCAAGTCACCGAAGATAAGTTCCCAGTTGATTCCCTGTTTCAGCTTCTCAAGATCAAGGGAAGAGAGAGTTTTCTCCATTTCTTTCTGGAGTATGTCCTTGTCTCCCTGAGTAGTAGCTTCCGAGATTTTACGGGTGTACTCAGCTATGATTGCATCACGTTTCTGCATAAATGTACCGTAGCTTTTCAGGTAACGTTCGTTGGCCTCGATTGCAGCTTGATTTTCAGTTTCTGTAATTTCGGCCAGACCTTTTTCACGTGACGTCATGGCATTAGACGCACGACTTCCTAATACTTCCCGCTGTTCAGACGTAAGTTTTCCTTCTTGTGCATCTTCCCATTTTTTGCGCTGTTTCCTAATTTCGTCGATTTCTCGCTGGTAATCCAGCTCAATCTGTCTGCGCTTCTTTTCAGAACCTTCTTCCATCAAGTTGATTTCTTCCTGCTGATTGGTCCTGCGAAGCTGAAGGAGTTCTTCTGCAATCTGTTGCTGCTCCTTCTTTTGTCGCTCGGCATTTTTCTTCGCATTATTCTCTTGTTTGGTCAGAGTGTCTCCTGTTACACCACCGAGCGATTTATATGATTTTTCTGCCGCTTCCAACTCTTCTACAGCTTTCTTATAAGCTGACTCAGTACTTTTTTTAGCATCCTCTACAGCCTTTAATTTTGCTTCGTAAACAGCTTTTGCTTCTTTATATGCTTGCTGATACGACTTTTCCGATGCTTCCCTTTGCGATTCCAGGCTAGATATGGTGCCGTCAATCCCTTTTAGCGCTGCTTGCGCATTATTGAACCGTATTTGAACGTCAATAGGAATTGTTGCAAAAGGAAAATTCTTAATTTTTTCTTGCTCTTCCTGCAATATTTGTCTTGCTATATTGTATTCGCGTATAATCTGCTCACGATTACTTCTTGCTTCCATTAGCTTGACTTCTACAGGTTTCGAGTTTTCCCCTGTTTCCTTTTTCAGTCGATTATATTCGCTCAGGGCTGATTTCCACTTGTTAAGATTTGCTTTTGCTGATTCTATTTGTGAAGCGATTAATGGGGCACCTTGCCCCGCATTTTTTAAAGAAGCATTTAATGATTTTATTTTCTCCTCCCATTGTTGTATATTCTTTAGTATGTTTTCATAACTGTTCTTGTCTCGTTCCTTATTCAGTTCTTTATTTGCTTCTGCAAGATTGAGTACAGCCAGTTGTTCACGGGTATAAGCAGAAGAAAGTGCAGGAGAATACCTTTGCAGTTCCTCATAGGCCTTTATCTTTGAAAACTCTGTTTCTGTCTCATCTTGGATAACACGTATCAGCTCTTCTATCTTTTTCTTGCGTTCCTCTTCCTGATTCGCAAAATTCTTTTGTTCTTCATTGAATTTTTGCTGTGCCTTTTCCGATGCGGTTGTGCTGTCATGAAAGGCCCACATAGTAGCAACAAGCCCGGCAAGAACCGTAGCTACCAGGACATACGGGTTAGCTTTCATAACCGTATTCAAGGCCTTTTGTGCTATCATTTGGGCTTTAGTAACCAGTATTGCAAGTTCCATTCTGGCCGTTAATGTATCCTGAGCTATTCGCACTACAATAAGAGCGGTTTTATATGTCCCATATGTAGCAATCAGTCCTATCAAAATCTTACCAACAGTTTCATAGTTCTCAATAAGACCTTTCAATCCTGAAATACCTGCAGAAGCAATTCCCTGAGTATCTTTTCCAATCTCATTCAACATTGTATCCCAAGCATCTCCAAGGTTACTCAACTGACCTGTAAGAGACTTAGACTGTTCTTGCATCAGGTTATAATAGATTCCTGATTCACTAGTCATATTTTTGAAGGCCTGTTCTACTTCTTTAAATCCTACCTTGCCTTCCTTTACTAAACCGGAAACTTCATCTTTTGTCACACCAAGCACTTTTGCCAGTTCCTCGTAGATGGGAATACCACGTCCTGCAAACTGGCGAATATCGACCGCATAGGCCCTTCCTTGTGTCCTTAATGTGCCATAGAGATAGGCTATTTCACTAAGCTGGGAGCCAACACCGGCGGCTACATTTCCCAACATTACAAGCTCATCACCCACATTCTCAGCTGACGAACCGTAAGCAATCATTTGCTTGGCAGATGATGCCACCCCTTGAAGGTCAAAGGGCGTCTTTGCGGCAATATCCACCAGTTCCGACATCAGTTTATCTGCTTTTTCCTTACTTTTCAGCATGGTTGAAAAAGCAATTTCAAGCTGCTGGAATTGTCCTCGTACATTGACAAGTTCTGTGGCAAAGTTTTTCAAGGCAGTTACTCCACCTATTACACCAAGTACTTTGGTTAAGGAAACGGACATCTTTTCATTTGCTTCGACCGTTTCACCTGCTTCCTCCTTAAAGGCTGCATATTCATCCTTCAGTCTCTTTACTGAAAGACGGGCTTCAGCCTGCTGCTGAGTCAAACCAAATAAAGTAGCTTTTTCTTCATCGAGAGTCTTCTTTGCAGATTGGTATTCTGATAATAAGCCTGCAGCTCCCGTCGGATTTCTTTTTAAAGCTGTTTTATAAGCATCGCCCAACCGCTTAACATCATGTTCTACGTCTTTGACAACTCTTTTCTGGTCAATAATTTTTTGAGTAAAATCATTTACAGATTGTGAGGCATTGTAAATATTGGATTTAAAGTCTTTCTCCATCACTGCGCCAGCTTTAGCCGCCTCAGTTACCAGTCCCATCATCTGCTGGCGGGTGGATGCCAGTTGCGTTTCTAAAGCCTTTGCAGCTGCAGGGGATTTGTTTACGTCCATTTTTTTGAGCTGGGCTTCCAGCTTTTCACATTCTTGTCTTAGCTTTACGACCTGTTCCCAGTCACTTGATACACGGAATACGAGTGTTGCCATAAATAAAAATCTAAATATTAATGCTTAAAATTATGATATAAGCAAATAGTATTCAGACTTTTTGAAATCAAAAACGAAACAACTTGGCAATTGTCGTGTAATTTAACTTCTATTTTTAAATAATTAGACTCCATCTCGGAATAGAACAAAAAAGGCGCACCATTATGATGCGCCCGATTGTCAATTTGTTCTTTAATTTATATCAGAGCCTCACGGCTGGAATATCAAAACTTGACATTTGCCATTCTTTTAAGTATCTCATTGTATTTTGATTGTATGATAGCTCTTTGCTTTTCTGATGCTGTAATTATCTTTCCTTTATACTTTCGCATTACAGATTCATTTAAACCTATTTCCTTTGCGAACTTACTGGCATTGATGAACGGAAATGCCTCAAAAAATCCACTTAAGTCATACACATACTCCACAGAATAGCCAGCTTTATACCAACTTGGAAATTCACCATGTTTTTCTTTGTAATATTCTGCCTGTTCCTCTAAAACAGAAATAAAGTCCTCTTTCGCTTCTTGTTCTGTAAGCCCAAAGCCATACGCACCGTTTACATCTTCAGAATAGATAGAGATTCCTCCATCATCTGCTTTTTCAATAATAGCCTGAATCTTCTTCATAATCGTGTATTTTAAGTTTTGTCAATTAAATGCACCCACCGAAGTGGGTGCTGTTCTTTTACTTCTTTAACCCCGCCTTTTTCATCATGCTGTCAAGAGTACCTTTAGGTATCTCTTTGGCCGGATGTCTGCCTACAGGGATAAAGTAGTCAAAGTCGGGATGAACATACTTGTGATGTTTCTTTCCCTTTTCGATTGTCCAGCCTGCTGACTCAATCAATTTGTAAAACTCTGAAAACTTCATAAATCAAAGAACTTTTAATTGACAATGCAAAGGTAACATTTTCGTTACTATTAAGCAAACTTTGTAACGTAAAAAAGTAACGTTTCTGTTGCTTTTTAACATTCTAATAGAGCCATATCTATTTCTTGTTTCTTCTTCTGCGCGAAGCCATGTCCTTACCCTTTACCTTTGTAACCTTGGTCCCGGTAACGGTATGGAGCTTATCGCGCTGCATTAATACTAAATTCCTGTATGGTATCTCATAGACCACTTCCCGGTATGACAGGTGCAGATTTTCCATGAACGACGCAATCTGTCCCAGGAGAGTATCATTTCCTACAACCTCGGTTTCGCTGCCAGCAGACTTACGTTCTTCGCCAAGCTGACAGCTTTCAGAAAAACCTTTGAGTCAATCATGGACAATGCTTCCTCCAAAGCGTTCACGTTCTCTTCGTATGTTCCATTGGCTAACTCCTCACTCAAACTCTCATCACCTGTAATCAACCACGATAATGCCTTACTATAGGCTTTACTCTCTCCTAAAGAGAACAGAACTTCTTTCAGATTGTCCGCTTCTTGTACTCCAGACAAATGAGAGATTGCACCTGATAAATTGTTAACAGTAGGAGGATAAACAGTATATGCTTTCCCATTAACAAATACTGTTCTAAAGTCACTGCCAATAATAGATTCTGATATAATTTTTGCTCCTTGATTCATAACTAAAAGAAAAAGGGTGAAGCCGAAGCCCCACCCATTAAACATCCTGAAAACTAACCGCCACTTTCTTGAGCGAGAGTTATTTTCTTCTCAACGGTCTTGAAAGCATCAGACAGGGAGGTAGGTATACTTCCTGACTGTGTGGTATAGCCTGCCTTTGATACTTCATAGGAAACGGATATCCCAGATTTCACCCTCTTGGTCTTGACCGTTTGCCCGTCCAGCTTTACTGTTGCATCTGAAGGCGTTGCTACGACCTTTACATCAGTTCATGCCTCTTTAACTTCTTCGGAATCGAACCAATACTCCGGCGCAACTGCCGAATTTTTCGGCTCTAACTCCACAGCACTGACGGGAAGACCGATAGCCTTATCGGTAGTTGCTTCTCGGGCACCGATGTCGGCACGAGGAATGACGCAATACTGATCATCATCGGTCATGGCAACAATCAGTTTTTCAATATTCACCTTACCACGCGCACGTTTCCATCCTTTGTCAGTATTGATAACATCACCACCCATGAGGTCTTTCTTAGTTGGGTAATCGTATTCTCCAATGGTGAAATTGACAGTTACATCACCCATTTCCTTTTCGCTTCGATAAGTCTGTCCCGTGAGCTGGTTTTTATAATTAGTCCGGCTTGCTTCCGCTTCTTCGAGCGTCCAGGTATCCTGGTGAATATTCTTGACTTCTTTCAAGGTCTCCCCCTGCAAAAGAGTATACAAAGCCTGTCCGGTCAAATCCGCAGAGACCTCGCTTGTTTCGCCATACCAAAGCTTCTTGATATTCACGGCGGTTATTTTCTTTGCTTCTGCCATATCATTTCACATTTAAAACTTCAAACAAAATTCTTACATTCACATAATGACACTTCAAGGATGTGTCCTCCTCTATTCCGATTGACTCGATAGAATAATGATAGGTGGTACCATCATAGCGTCCGGTTATGCCGTCGAATAGCTCTTGAGACTGTTTCTCCAGTTCGTTCAGCCGGATGGTATTGGCTTCACCTTCTTTCAAGTCAGGAACGCAAAGGTTCACCTCAACGAAGGATTTCTTCCAGTATGTCCCCGGCTGTTGTTTTTTAGAGTGAATAACAATCCTTTCGGATTTCATCGCACCCGTCAGCTTCTTGCCGTGAGGAACAATGTCAATACCAAAAGGCTGGCAATCTCGGTAAAGTATATTTGCTATGTCGGTAGTTACTATCATTTGATTTCCTCCTTCAATCGTTTCTCAGCATATAGGGCTGCACCAGTCAAGACTTCGTAGCCTTTGGATTCCACGAACGAAGCGTATTCGGCTTCATTCCTTAACTCCAATCCGTCATCTTGAGCTGAGTACTTATTTGACTTACGGAGTGTTCCGGTCCGGTTCTGATAGTTGCCATTCTTTACAGCGTAATCGACAGCCTCTTTACCAACCTTCTCCTCAACGGCTTTCACCTCGGCATAACCTTGTTCGAAAAAGCTATCCACGTCCGAAAAATCAAACTTCACATCCATATCTCTGAGTAACCAAAATAGTTTGTATTCTTCACCATGTAAACTTTGCCAGTTCCACGGACATTCTCACCGTCCATACATCTGACTTCATCACCAGCACTCAGTGAGATTTTCTTCTCACAGACTACGTGATAATTCGGTCGGAACACCTCACCGTTCTCCGAAGTAAACTCTTTGGTAGAGTTGTCGTCACACCGGCACTTACATACGTCCTGCCAGCTTTCTCCGCCGGTTCCGGGGATAGGTCGGCCAAACTCGTCTGTTTCCATCGGAATGGTGACTTTAACCTGTAATGTATGGGGCGCGAATATCATAAGAATCTGACTTTAGGTTTATCGCTTAACGTATCTTCAAGGCCGTACTTCTTGCACAAAAACGAGTAGTATTCCTTTACTCCCTTGATGTCCCAGGACATAGAGAAACCGTTCTCGCTGATGGAAGTGGCACGTAGCAATAGAGAGGGGATGAACTTCGCCATAGTCACCGAAACCAGTCCGATGTTTGACGGGCCCATCTCATCCTCTCCGCTTATCCCTGAAGACAGACTTATCTCCAAAAGGTCAGCCTCCGACAAGTTAATGCCGAAGGTCTGAAACTTCTGTGATATGTAGTCATTTACTATCATGCGTTCATGGTTGACAAATCAAAGTTCACAATCAGGTTCGGGTTCGTAATCTGAGGAATCCACTCTGCAGTGTATTCCAGATAACGGCCGTTCTTGTCCTTGTAACCGGAAATAAGCATATCACCGTCTGCCTGGGTGTAGTTACGTCCCGGTACGCCGTCCACTGCTTCGTACGGAGTGTGGAAACGCATATAACCGACCTTATCCTGCGGAAGCAAGGTGATACGGTCGTCGGTGTAAATCTGTACGTTCTTTCCGGTCTGGTCTTTTACGTAATCTTCCTTGATTTCAATGGCCGGAAGCCCGATGCCAGTGAACACTTGGGAAGCCAGTTGAGAGGTAATCAACCCGGTTGAAAGATACATCTCATTTCCTGTAAGCTGCATCTTGAACTTGTCACCAAACTCAGCCGATCCGATGATATTCTTTACGAAAGTTCCACGAGACATGATCATTTTCTGGAAATTACCATAGTCCGCTTTCAGTGCATTAATCTGCTGTTGCAAATAGGTGATGAAGTTCGTCTTCGCACCAGTATCAGGCTTAATGAACTTGAATGGCAATTCAATGTTAAGCAGATCAATACCTCCGGCATTGTCGTCCTTGTTCTTGACTGTTGCTTCTCCGGTCATCAGAAGTGAACCTACGATAATATCCATGCGCTTGTGCGCTGCTAAAAGTACCTGGCGGTAATCGTCGTAGATGAAGTTCACAATTTCCTGCATGGCTGCTACCTGGTCGGCAGGTTTAGCTGCATTGAACTTGTCAATCAAATCCTGAAGCTCAGACAAGCGGTCAATGGAAATTTGGTAAGCATCGCCAAGATAAGCGATTTCACCATATCCTGAGCCGATATTCCGTCGTTCACGGATAGGTTTCTCGCCATAACGAGAGTTGATAGAACCGGCCATCACGCCTGTTACCGTACCGATGTAGTCCTTGAATACACGGGTAGTTGTACGGCGGAAGTCGAGATACTGTTGCCAATAGATAGCATCCTTACGGGTCTGAAGGACGCGCTGAATGACCGCGTTCACGATGTTCGGGTCATTGAATAATGTATGAATGGTTAGCATCATAATCTTGTCCTCCTGACTTTAAGATTTGGCAATTACCCCGGCAGTTCTCAATGAAGCCAACAGGGCATTTAATTTAGCTTGAATATCATCCGAGCCAGCATCTGCCACGGCTGCACCTTGTTTAACCAGCCCTAACGTACTTGCACTTGCAGCATTGTACGTCGTGTTGTTGTCTGTCCAAGGAACTTCCACATAAGCCTTATTGCTTTCAACCGCAACCGGATATTTCTTCCCGGTTTGAGTAAACCCAAGCTGGATTCCACCCAATGCGGAAGATGAAGCTACAGGAAGTGTGTACTTGTTGGCGTTGGCTGCGATACCGTCCAGCTTCTTTTTGTCCGTCGCGCTCATCAGTCCGCTCGCCGATTGCGTGGCATCCGTGTAAACCGTTCCGCCTTGCACTTTCACATCGGGAGCGTTGAACTGGAAGTGCGGCATGTTTGCCTTGTCTACGTCAGAGAAAGGCATCACCAGCTTGGAGGGCTCTATTTCGTATGCCCGCATCAAGAGTGCCACCAGTACGATGCCGTCCTCTACCTTTTTACGCTCATAGAGAGCGGAGTTAGCAACTACCTTTGGAGTAGTACCGCTTACAGCTGTAGCTTCATAGAGTACAGTACCAGCTTCCACTGTTTCGCCAAAGTCGGCAGCCAGTGTCAACTTATCGAAAGCTTTGTCTGATTTGTCAATACTGTTGATGGTAGCTCCATGAGAACCATTACCCAGATGCATACCAACATAAGCCAAAGAGTTTTTCTTGATCTTCAAAGTGGTATTGGAACCAGTGGTAAACGTTTCATAGACTTCTACACGGATGGCCACCTGAGCGGTTTTCTTTACCAAATCAGCGGCAATCGGAGTGAAGGATGGAAGAAATGAACCAGCAACAAGGTTGGTCGTCTCCAGCTTGTAAGGACCTCTACGTCTTACACCGGTGGAAACGTCATAGCGTTCCTCGATGGACGGCTCAGGCTCAATGTTGTACTTAAATCCTGCTGACATAAATTACTTGTTTTGTTGTTCGACAATAGATTTTGTGTCCGCCTCAATCATTTTGGCGAACTCGCTCGCTTCTTTCTCCTGCTTCTGTTCGGCAGTCTCAGGAGCTTTGGAGAACTGAAATCCGCTGTTAGACATTTCCTGCTTCATGTCCTTGAAATAAGTGTCCAAGTCCGTGTTCTCAGGAATGTTGCGGTCTTTCAGCATAAATTCGGGAATACCATACTTCTTCGCCACTGCCGAGATCTGAGAATTACGCTGCGCCTGCGCTTCTTTAGCTTCGTAAGCAGTTAGCTTTTCAGAAAGGCTCTTGTTGGAATCAATCAAAGCCTGCGCCCATGAAGGAACTTCGTCTTTTTTCTCATCCTTCTTTTCGTCTTTCTTTTCTTCCGGATTCTCGATCGGCTTACCGTCTTTAAGGTTATGCTTCTTCTCGTAGTTTGCAACCGCTGTGATTCGAGCATCCCCGGCACGGAAATCGCCGTATGAAGTCAACACGTCCTGAAATGAGATACCCTCCACGATGGAGTTTACCTTCGTCTCGTCCGTTACACCCTCTGCCCTCTTCGTGGCAATTCGGGTAAGTGTAGCAGTGTCCACCCCAGAAAATTTCTGTTGCAGTCCTGCCAAGATTTGTTCAAAAATTGTCATACCGTATGAGTTTGATTAATAATTTCATACGGTAAATTTACTTATAGAGAAAGGGAAGGGGAAATTTTAAAGCTAACGATACGAAACAATTAAGAGAATGTTCGTTTTTAGGCAAAAAGAAAGCGTGACTACCTAAGTAATCACGCTAAACTGATTATTTATTAAGTTATCAATTTGTTCCTTATACTTCCACGCGTTAAAGTAAATATCGGAATTAGATTTAAAATAAACTGCAATGTGTAATTTATCCACGGACGATTAAAGAATATAGGTAATAGCCCGAACAACCATTGTGTTACCCAAATTAAAATGGACATTCCACTAATCCCTATCACCATTCCTAATATTAAACCCCATTTATTTTCAGGTGGAGCAAATGGAGATATTATAAGCATAAACAAAAATATTATTAACCATATAATCCAAAATAAAGAAGAAGATACTGTATGCAAAATTTGATTTCTTTGGATATTTTTCCTATCGATTTCTTGTTGCATATTATTAGAAATCTTATCTTCTAATGTAGACTGATTATTAAATAATTCAAGAAATTGCTCTACTACTGTTTTCCTATTAATAAAATCATATTTCATTTCATCAAGTAACTTACAAGTTATTGTATCTTGCTTTAATGCTACTTTTGTTTTTTCAATTTTTAATAAATAATCAAGTTCTTGAGAATTTATGTATAAGTAAGAAAATCCTACAATATTATCAACAAACAATATTGATAATATTATCAGTATAGTGATGGATATTTTTCTTGGGACTGAAATTCTTTTATTTTCAAGGAAATTCCATATTTTAGAAATTAGCTCAGACATAAAATCACAACAAATTTATAGCAGACAGTTCTTCTGTCAGAGCATTAATACCTCTCTGAATCTTTTCCAATTGTTGCTTACGTGGTTTGTGTACTCCAGCCGCATAATGCCACAACTGGCGCTCATTGATTCCGGTGATCCGGCTCAAAGCGGCCTTTGTGAAAATACTGCTGTAATAATTGATGAAGGTGGCCGCGTCTATTTTGAACTTCAAGATGAACTCTCCTTTGAGAACCTCACAAGGGTTCGGGTTGTCCTCCAGATACAAGTCTATGGCTTCCTTCATGTTCTCCTCAATTTCTCTTATGTTATTACCGACAGTAATAACCGGAGCACCTTCAATGTAAGCACTGAGATTATTCCCAGCATGTTCGACAATCACTTCTACAGTTCTCATATTGACCTCCATTTTATAATTTAAGAAAAGAGGCCGGGGCTATTTTAGCCCCGCTTGCCTCATAATGCTGTAATAAGTGCCTTTCTCAACGCCTTTCTTTCCATGATTCGGAACGACTACCGTTATTCCATCTTTCTCAAACTTCATGTGGCTGCCCTTCTGGCTCTTTAGAATGAAGCCGTTGTCAAGCAACATAGTTACAACCTCTTTAACTGATTTGTAACTCATAGCGTTTCTGACTTTATTACTCTGCAAATATAGTAAAAAAATGAATAATTGAAAAGAAAATCTATTCATATTTTTACTATAACAGAAAATAGCGATACCCCCAAAAGGCACCGCTATTCAATTAGTCAGTATTTTAGATTTCTATCCGTATAATTTGTATCAGCCTCGTAATTTTTCTGACTTAATTGTTCTATTCTTCAAATTGTTTACTAGAACTTTTGAGAAAAGAAAGCTGTCTCTGCTTCTCAATATCGTTCTTCTGGTTCTCTGCCTGTTCTTCCTTGATGGCTTCGATCTCGTCCAAAACAGAATCCACGTTCCCCACAAAGGTGATGGCCCGCTGCTGCGACCAGATTTCTCCGTCCTTGGCCTTGATAGCCGTGTCTATCTTGTCTTTTAGGTCCTCCAGCTTATACGGCTGCATTTGTACATCCACGTCAATAGTCTCGGAGGCTGCCTCAAGAGTAGTATTCACGGATCCCAAAGCTGAAACAAGGAAGTTCACACGTCGTTGCATGAACTCGCCGACGGTTTCGTTCAGGTTCTCTACATTCAGGTGGGTGGACATGAACACATAGTCAAAAGTAACACCGGAGACAGCGTTGCCAGTACCCTTCAATGAGTCGAAAGAGATTCTGGGCGTATTAGTCAGTCCGTATATCTGGCTCAGCAAGGTTTCTACCTCGAACTTGACAGTATCTGGTACCTGTGACCAGGTAAGATACTGGGCATTTGCTCCCTGGCCGGTCAGCTCGACAACCCTATTTTTGAACTCACCGGAGAAATTCTCCACATTTCCAAACAACATAAGGATCGGGAAAAAGTGATAGTCGATGCAGTCTGCATAGTTTGAAAGAAGTTTCTCCAGCCTTACGCGGAGACTCTTTATCTTCTCACAGTAAGCTTCCGGACGGTACATGTAAATCACTGGCATTTTCTTGAATCCATGAGAAAATGATCCTTTGTCAGTCCAGTTGTTCGTCAGTTCCCACTGGTAGACCATATCCTTGGTGATGGTCATGAAGCACGTAATCTCAACTTCATCCAGATCTTTCTTCTTGTATTCACGGGAAAGGGCTACCAAATCACCCTGATCATTGAAGAACGGATAGAGTTTATCCCCCCGGAACGGAGACCAGATAGCACTCTTCAGACGGTATTCAGGTTTTGACTTGCCAAAGATTCCTGAAATCTTTCGTTTGAGTTTTGCCCAAAAACCATCATCTTTTACAACATACCAGTATTCGGCCACTTCCTGCTCGGCTAGCCATGCCCGGACTACTTTCTTGTTTTGGTATTTCAACTTGTTTTTCTTGAACACCTGCTTCAATGTGGAAAGAAGGCTTTCTTCCGACTGGTCCGGCTGGCAATCAAGGACCGGTTCTGTTCCAACGGTGAAGGCAGTCTGAATGTTCACGATGTCCTGCTCGATAGGAAGGGCAATCCTGTTTGGGTCAACTTCTTTCCTTACCGCCGGTTCCACATATTCTTTCCCTGTTGTCGGGTCTGTAATCCGTTTCTCAGGCTGGGTCGTGATTTTGATTTTCGGGTATTTCTCTTCATCTATCACTATCTCGTGCTTGTTCGGATTCCAGTCGTTGTAAAGAGCGTGAGCGTTTGGTTGCTCGGTCTTTCGTCCTTTCTTCAGATAGTAGATTTTTCTCTCTATTTCAGGTATAGCTAAAATTTCTTCTAAGGTTCTCATATTATTACATTTATTGTTCCAACTTTAAAAGGTAATCCATATTAGTCCAGCCGCCATTAGCCTTTATGCTAATTATTTTCTTTTCTAACAAGTTTTTTGGAATTGCATCGTTCAAAACTCCATAGCGGTATTCGTATTTTTCATAATCCAACCAACTCACGTTTGGACTATAAATTTTAAACTTACCCCATTCTCCTTTTCTTTCAATGAGAACTAAGTTTATGAATTCACCAACTGTATGAGGTCTATCCAGTTTTACATCGTAATAAGCTGAACAGTCTCCAGACACTTCTGAGGTTTGTATAAAGCGTATCATATTCTAAAGTTTAATGTCCAAATATTCCTGAAACGTCTTTGGGTTTCATAATTCTACCGAGAAGTTCTCCCAGTACATAGTAGCGTGCAGCGTCAATACAATTATGTACAAGAACTCCATTAGCAAAAAACTCGTGCATATCCTCAACCTCCAAGTCGTAAACACTTGCTATATTCTCACTTATTATCTCAATCTTTTTTATTTCTGACGCTTGCAGAATACTTTCCGCTGCAACTTTTGCTACAGTACCATGTTCTACTGTATTTGTTTGCAGTAAATTCTCTACCGCACCATTTGCATTTCCGCATTTCGTCGTCAACTCCTGAGTGATATCTGTATGCAGTCTTGCACTTGTTTGAACAGAATCTGTTAATTCCATTCGGCATTGCAGAAAACGTCTTTCCGCACCATTCACAGACGAACTCCTTTGGCTTTGCGTTTGCAAATTGTTTTTTAGCGTGCTCACTATGCCATTTCCTGCCTTCTTCTGAGCCATGCCACCCAGCGGCATATTTACTTGCTTTAGCCATGTTCTTTCTACGTTGTGCAAGTATTTCTTCATTCTCATTTTGTTCTTTCGCATGAAGCCGCAAATGGGTGTGCATCTCAATAAGCTCAAGGTTGCTAATTTCATTATTCCATGTGTCTTCGTCTTTGTGGTGGACATGGTATCCTTTTGGTATATCTCCATTGAAGTATTTCCACACTTCTCTGTGAAGTCTTTTCGTTCCACGAGAGAAATATCGTTCTCCGTTGTATAAACGATATTCTTTCCCATTAAAGATTTGCACGTATAGAGTACGTCCGTTTCCGTCAAGTCTTTTAATTGTTTCCATCCGTTTTTGGTCTTAAATTTATGTTCAGGCGTCGCCTTTATATCTACTATAAAGTTACTAAAAATCAAACGAATATACAATATCTTTTTGTATCCATTATCAAAGAATTTACTTACTTTCCGATAGCCGTCTGATGTAAGCACATACTCACCAACTTTGATGGAATCAATGCGCTTTCTACCCGATAAAGTCTCTATCATTGTTTCACCTACGAAGCAGTGGTTATCGTGGTCTTCCGGCTCGTTGATATAGTTTCCGTCCTTATCCTTTGCCCATACATAATTTCTGAACTCCCGTTGAAGGTTATAAGAACGCTTGGTGATGAAGATTTCCATACCTTGCATCTTGTCTATACCGGCATTGACTGAACCACTACCCTTTTCCACTGGATAAATCTTAATTCCACCATTACTGATTTCCTGAATGAGTCGTGGGTCTGCACTATCGGCAATCACTCTAAGATTCCAAGGTCGCAAAGTCTTTATGATATCTCCCGAAAGCAATCCGGTACGATAATCCACTTCATCCAGATACAACGCATTATCTATTATTCCGCATCGGATAGCTGCTGTAGGGTCATTAGTATAACCAAAATCCAGCCCGATTCCGACCTTCTTACACCACATGGGGAACTCATCCACTATACCCCATTTCTTGAATACGGCACCTTCAGCTACATCTGCCCAACGGCCGATAACCACATGGGCGTATTTTTCAGGATTCTTCTCCTTCATTTCCTTGATTTCTCTCAGGAATTCAGGAGAAAGGTTCTCGATATTGTCAAAGTAGGTAGTATGGATATGAAGTACATTGGGATGAGTTGATATCTGTACCTGCACGCCATCAATCTCCACCAATCGATGAGTGTTCTCGATGTATTTCTTGTAGATAAAGTGATTAGAGTCACATGGATTCATAATGATGATTATCCGGTTCTGAATTCCCTTCTTACGGATAGAAAGCATGATCTTATCAAACTCTTCCTCGCTGGTCCATTCTTCTGCTTCATCACAGACAAAGGTGGTGATACCCTGAATTGATTTCAGCTTGGCCGTTTGGTTTCCGGAAGAAGTCTTGATACCACGGAACATGATACGACTGCCGGTCATCCGGTTTACAATATCGGTTTTGGTTGTCTTGAAATACTTCGTTGTTCCGTCCAAATCTATCTTTTCCATCATTTCCGGAATGATAGACATCCCGGCAGATACCATCGTGTAACGGGTATAAAGAATCTGGTGGACAATCTTGTCGATGGGAGTCATCTCGAACGTCAGACGCTCAATGAAGGTTGAAGCGTTGAAAGACTTTCCCGAACCACGGCCGCCGGTGATGAGAATAATAAATTTCTCATTGTCGGTATATAACGGATGGTATATCGTCTGGGGTTCAATCATTTCAGTTTGTCTTTAATCCATGAATCAATAGAAACGCCGTGATCAATGTCTTGAGGAATATCTGCATCCTCATCCTGTCGGCGTTCAACTTTTCTCCATTCTTCGTCATGATGATACAGCCAAACAGACATGGCCTGAAGGTTGGGAGCCAATTCGCTTTCACTTACCTGAAGTTCTTCCTCGCCAGTTAGGTTCCCGTCTTGGTCTTTCAGCTTCCTTACTACGGTACTCTTTGTCTTGATACCGCCCAAAGCCATCGCAAGGAACTTCGCACGCACAGCGGCGGTGATTGTCGCACGCCCGCGCGCTAATACGTCAGTTATCTCCGAATATTTTGACTTCATCTCATAGAAATATGTCGGATTCAGCCCAAGCGCAAAAGCAATTTCCCGGTCAGTGAACCCCTTCTTGGCATACGTCTCCACCTGAGAAAGAAATTCCTCACCCCTGTAATCAAATTTGGGTTTTCTTCCTCCTGGATGTTTCTTATGTTGAGATTCACTTTTCATCATTTATTCCTCCCAAGGGTTTTCACCCTCTTCTTCGACGTATACTCGTTTCAATTTATCCGATATTTCACTGAGCTCATGCTTCATCTGATTTACATGAAACTCTGCAGGCATAGGTAACTCCAATGCTCCTATCAAGTTATCTATTCTATCAATAACCTCACCAAATTCTTCTGATGCTTTCATAATTATTCAATTCTTTCTACCTGTTCATCGAATACCTCACCCTTGATAAACTTGGAATATGGATCATATCCAAATCTTTCACAAAAAGCAGCTTTGGCTTCAAAAGTATCAAAGGAAAGCATCAGATAAGCGTCCATATCCTGTGCCTGTTTCTGGGCTGCATCCTTCACTTGTTGCTTGACTTCTTTCATGTGGGCCACCTTTTCGGCTTTTTCCATCTGCTTGGCAGCCTTTTCAGCTTCTTTCTGTTCGGTAACAGGTGCCATCATATCTTCCAAAGCATTTGCGATGGAGTTTTCTTCCTCTGTCTGGAGAAGGAAATCACAGCCAATCATGTTAAGGTCGGCAGCTGTCAGGCCGGCATCCTGGTAATCAATATCTGGAACTAACCGCGCCAATGCGTCATAGTCCCATGCGCCCTGCGCGTTTGGATTGTTCATCAAGATGTTTAATTCCTTTTCCTGCTTTTCGTCCACGTCAATGACATCTACACGGATTCTGTAATCGTTCTCAGGGAATTTCTGCAGCTCATCCATGACTGTTAGACGCTGATGGCCGGACACGACAGTAAGGCCAGTTCGCTTGTTGACTACGATTCCACCAACCAGACCGAACTTCTTAATACCCCGCTTTAATGTCTTACGGGATTCCTCAGACAATTTCCTGGGGTTATAATCTGCGAAGTGAATGGCGGAACGGTTAAGTTCTACCGATTCACTCTTTATGTATTTGCTCAGTTCCATACCTATTGCTTTTGTTTATGTTCCCAAAGGATTCTTTCTGCCATCGGGAATACCTTGTAAATTCTCTGTAAATCCTGCGGGTAGTTCTTCTCCAGCCATAGCATACAATCCAAATTGAAGCCTACACCCGAACTAGTCTTGAGTGAATACTTCACAGGCTCCGGTAGGCTGTTCTGCTTCATGTAGGACAGGATGTCTTTCTGAGTCCAGTCGGCCAAAGGATAACACATACCGTTGTTCTCATACCCGTTTGCTTCGTAACCTTTCAGCATGAGGCGGCGGTTCATGCCGTCAGCCTTCTTCATTCCCAAGAATGTGTAGTAAAGCCCGTATCTGAGCTGCATTGCCTTCACCACATCGGCCAACTTCAGCAACTTCACTTTGGGATTTGGCACACAATACAGGCCACCGCGAAGAATGTAGGTAAGGTTCCAGTGGGGTACCTGAACAAATTCTATCTTCGGATATTTGGCTTTTACCCAGCCGATCCATCTTTCAATATGCTCTAAACCTTTGACAAAGTACATGAACACACAGACGACTCTATCAAACTTTGGGTAGATCATGTCCAGTAAGACCAAAGAATCCTTACCCAAGGACAGAAACAGTAAAACCCCGTCAGTCTTCTGTCTGACGAGGTCAATATGGCTGTATGTCCTTTCTTGCAGTGTCATAACTATCCAACCGCAAGACCTTCAGCCTTTCTAAAAGCATATCTTACTTGTTCTCTTCTTTGAGCTCTTGATAATGCTTGCCCTTTGGTGTTTCTACCGTATTGTGCAATACGTGTTACACCTGTAGTACGATTGATTCTTCTTCTTGTTTCGTTGACTCGGCCTTATTTTTAAAGATTAATAATCAGATTTTTCTATCACTTTACCCAAACCATAAACCATTTGCGCTGCAATGTATTTCACACCTTTTTCTTCGAGTTCTATTTCTTGATCATTTTCGTCTGTCAAGATTTGTATCTCAGAAGATTTCGCTTCAACAATGGCATAAGGACGTTTGCCTTTATACTCACCAGTCAAAAACTTAATGGCATCATACTTAACAGCAGACAATGTCACTTCACCAGGTTCTTCATCCTCTGACGGCATGTCATTTGGATTTTTATACTCTTTACCATTCAAAACATAGCGAATATATTTGCTTGAATTTGATGGCCTGATTTCTCTAAACTCTTGTGTTTTCTTACCTGTTAAGATTTCATCAAAATACTTCTGTCTAATGCTTAATGTCAATACATTCATAATCGTGTAAATTTTAAATGTTAGTTGCGGAAACAGGACTCGAACCTGTGACCCCCACCAAGTCAAAGTGGTAAGCTAACCATCTGCTCCATTCCGCGATACTTTCCTTTTTAGTATATAATTCAAAGAACTTTTACTTTTTATATTGTATTTCTTTCTCAATTCTGTATAGGTCATGCCAGCCTCTTTCATTTTTTGTATCTCTAAAACCAGTTCATCTGAATACACTTTTAATTTATTGGATGCAGCCAAAGAAATTTTCTTTCTTTTTGACTCTGGTTTATCCATAGCATTTTCTGATGGTGTTCCAATCGCAAGGTTTTTGAATGAATTGTCAAAAGAATTACCATTTAAATGCCTTACTTCTATGTTATCATTAAATATCAAATCGCCAAACTTTTGATAGGCCTGCAAACGATGTATATATACTTTGATAACTTTTGTTTTAGACACTCTTATACCAAAATACAAATACGGATCTTTGCCGCGAGTCCCGACCTTATTACCTCGTGGTGAATATGCGTTACCTTGCTTATCTACAAAATAACCTTTTTCTTTAGCCAATATTTCATATCTACTATTCATATATTCAATTATTTGCTTTTCACCAAGTCAAAGTGACGAGCTGACCACTGCTCTACCCCGCGATGGTATCTATACAAAGATACCCCATTATGAAGACAATTTTGAATAACAATTCAACGCATACGAAACAATTTGCTAATTGTTTGGTAATAAATCAGGGTCGTGTTTATTGATGATGCTTTCAACAATTTCTTTTGCACATTCTATACCGGATTTATACCCTCTGGCATAGTCTGTCCTAGTAGACAAGTAGCTTGTATCATTACCCAGCCACCCGATTATTTCTTGCAGGATTTCTTTCTCTTTCATAACCATCTCAAATTAGAATAATACACACCATTCAATTTCGTATAATCGCCATACAGCTTTACTTTTCCTTTGTACATCATTGCAAACCTAGAACTGCCAGCAGCAGCCATCATCATGGATTCTGTCACTTTCGATTCATATCCGTATTTCATTACAAGGGGATAAACTTGACTTCTGAAGAATATTTCGCTGTCTGTCATATCATTTACCGACTGAATAGGCAAAACGCCATTATGGGCAAAATAAACGCCATTCTCGACAAACGGGTGGCAGTTCCTTCTACACTTAGAACCATGTGTTGCCCACCTCATGTGAATGATGCATTCTTCTTCAATTTCAACCTTTGAAAGATGAGTTAAAAACTTCTGATAGTCCATCGTCTTATATCTATGCTTTGAAGAAACGAAGCCATAACCATGATGATTGATTCTCTGAACTTTATTTAAGGTATCCAGAGTTGGCATCTGAACACCTTTTGGCTTATAAATAATACAGCACATATTCTTTGATTTTAATCGTGCGAGGCTCATGCAAGAACCTCAGCACGTGATTTAAAGAATGACTTTTCTCTCATTGTCAAGAAAGGTATCTCGTCAATTGAATTAACCTCTGAACTCAGTACGTTCTTTTTAGACCATGCTACCAGTTTAGCGCAGAAGTTCACCCAGTTAGAAATCTTTTCGAAATCAGTAGAACCTTGATGTTGCCTAAATTCTATTGTCTGATGTCGAGCGTAAGAACAAGCATTCACTTTATAGTATCTATTACCATTCATGACGCTAAAAACATCATGCTTTGTCATACATACATCAAAGTTCTTGCCTTGAAGGGTTCTACACCACTGGCTGTTGTTGGCTCGTCTTGATCGTGCCATGAAGGTATCAATCACTCTCTCTAACTTCTGATAGTTTTCGAATACATTAATGTAGGCTTCATCAGAAAGATTTGCAGCCCCGATATGTACATGCAAACCTGTAGATATATTTACCTGTGCATTTGCTTCATTTAAAGCTTTGCAACAGGTTTCTAGGCTTTTCATACCCGCTTTACCGGTAAGAACCGGTGAAACACATTCGATAGGGTTTTCACCTCTGATAGAAGAGTCAGAAACAAACTTGTAATAGTGGTTGTTGTCAACGTGATTATAACCCTCATATTGAAAAGGCATTTCGTTTCTTGTTGCACATTCTCTCATCATGTTTGCAGCTACCAAGCATTCAATCTCGACCCCAAAAGTAAACTTGTGTGTCTCTCTGACAGGTTTAGGCAGTTCAGCCATAAGAAGTTCAACTTCATACTTTCTCAAACCTAATTTCACGAAAGCAGCTTTCTTTGCAGCCTTAGAACCTTTCATGCTCTTAATCTCTTCTACTTGTTCTTTTAATGTCTTCATAATCGTGCATTTTAGAATTGATAATCGTGTGTATTTGCAGGGCTTTCGCCCTGCTGTTATTTACTTGTGAGAATCTCTGAAATCAAGTTCTACAATCTTGTGATACTTGTTTATGTCATACAGGCCAGTAGCACAGCCCATAGCCGATGCAAGTCTTACAACTTCTTCTAAAGCAACCATCACGTCTGAACTTGCGTTTATAGCTTCTTTTTTAGATGTCTCATACTCTCGTGTATTAGATGTTGTCACTTGAACCTTTTCAGCTTCTTGCACTCTTTTAAGAGCTTCATTGATAACTCTGATCTGTTCTTTGATCTCTTTGATGTAATCACTGCTAATAGTCTTCATAATCGTATGTATTTAAATTGTTATTACTTCTTGTTTGATGATGCAAAGTTAAAGTAAACTTTATCACTTACAATGCTTTTGATTAAGTTTTATTTATCGGTTAACATCATTTAATAAATCAAACTTTATCAAATAGACTTTTATTGATAAAGTTTACATATATTTGCGGAGCAATCACATTAAAGAGAACTTTATGAACTTACAACTGAAAGAAATCATGTCAGCAAGAAACGTAACATCCGCTTTACTTGCTGAAAAGGTCGGCATATCAAAGGTGGCTGTCAGCAACATCGTAACCGGCAAATCATTCCCGTCACTTGACACGTTAATGAAGATGGCTGACGTTTTGAACGTTACCATATCGGAACTGATTGGAGAAACGGAGTTTACAGGAGCCGGGTATATTGTTTGCCCCCATTGTGGAAAGAAAATAAAGATAGAGAAAGGAGAATGAGCATGGAATGGGTAATATTAATATTGATACTTGCCCTACAAATTTGGAGTATTGGCCTCTATTATAAATGGGAAAGTTATAACAAGAAAAAAGGAGAAAATATTGCCATAAAAGAAGATTCACGTGAAATAGATTATGAAAAAGAAAAAGGAAAAAATCTTGCCACAAAGGAGGATATAGCGCAAATAACAAAAGAAATAGAATCCGTAAAAAATGAAATAAGCACCCAAAAACAAAGAGAAACAGAGTATTTATACAAACGTAACGAATGCATTATAGATTTTCTAAATTGTCTAGATGAATTAAATCTATATAGGATGAAGATTAGTCGTATTTCAAACACACTTGGAACCCCTGATGTTAGTAAGCAATTTTTATGCGATTTAGAAAATTATAGCCATAAATTAAGTAAGCAATACAGGCTATTAATTGTATATAACCCCAATAAAAAATGTGACGATTTTCTTATGAAAATTTATAACGACTCATATAACTTTTTCTATTTAATTTACGCACTTATATTTCAGTTTCATAATAAGAGTGTTGAATATTATTACATAATGCAAGAAAGAACGGTGCTAAAAACAAGGATTATAGCTAATGATAAGATTAAGCAAAGCCATGTTACTGTTTTTAGGAATAATACACTATATTTAAATATTGGTAATGCGTTATCAAATATAAATAGGGAAAATATAATTAATCCAATCAGAACTAAAATACTTAGGGTTAGTTTTATATCATTCAATATAAAAAACAATTTCCAGTTTGGCCGTTTCATACATTCTTTTTTATTTAGTAAAATAGAAGGATACTAACACGATTCCTTTTTAATGTTAGGAAAATCGGTTTTTAAATGTAGTTTTCTTTCAAAAAACACCTCGACAAATGTATTGTATTCGTTTATGCCATTTTCGTATTTTTCATACAAGGATTTCTCTTCCTTTTCATATTTTCTAAATATTTCCTTTACTTGTTCCTGAATTTGTTCAATCCTTGTATTGGTGCGAAAAGCAAGAAAAGAACGTTTTTGTTCTTTCTCAAAACGAAGTAAAATTGTGTATAGTTTATCCTATCTTTTCTTATCACTAACTTTTTTGTTTTCAATCGAATACCTTATTTATGTTGATAATAAAGAGTCTTTTAACATTGAAAATGGATATATAAAAAATTCACTTATTGATAAAGTTAATACTATACATGAAAATATAGCTTATTGTAAGGGATATATTCATGAGTATAACAAAATCCTAAAAAATATAAAATCAAATTCTTATATTCACTACATAAATAGTAATAATTTGTTTTATACTATCATTTGCTCTGATACTATACAACTTCGATTGCATAGAAAAGTCAATCCATCTGGAGTGGGAATGATTCATAATAGATTTGAAAAACGGAAAAGATTATTTGAGGGTGTTAGAGAGGTTGGTATTTCATTAAACGATGAATCCTATAATTTATCACATCCTTCAAATAATGCTATTTTAGAATCAATGATAAGTAGTGATAGCATTAATGCAAACCTTTTACAGCAACTCATAAAAGATAAAATTAAATTTTATAGCAAAAGAGTTACAAGTTATAATAAAGTATTAAATAATGAATTAACTATTTCTTTTTGTGATTTTATTATATATAACATTTTCAATCCAAGTATAACTGGGAATAAAACTCACATCTTTATACGTCTATTATTCTTACTCCAGGCTATTGTTGTCACATTCTTTTCAGGATACATATATCAAACATTATATAAGATACTTGATGGTGAAGATAAAAATAATCCGGAGGCATAACGCTCCGGATTTTCTACTTATGTAATATTTTATCCAGCATTAGCAAAGACCTTTGGATAGTTCGTAAGCTTCCAAAATTGGCGTATTGACTAGCATGTCTCTTTCCCATACCTTCGTGCTAAACTTAAAACTCGAAAGATTATGTTTAGCGAAAAAGATTT